GGATTCAACTTTATAAAAATCATCCTGCCATTTATCGGTTGGCATTTTAGAGCCGCAACTAGCACAAAAGTTGCTTGTGTCTAGGTTCTCTGCATTACATTTCAAACATTTCATAATATCTATATCTTCTTAATTGAGTCTAATTTATTTATTGGCAAATTCCACATATCTGCACGGGTTACGAAACCATTTGTGGGGTCTACTTTTCCTTTAGGCCAAAAGGTAGCTAATTTAAAATATGCTTCTAGGGTTTTTTGTCCTAATAACCACACATCTTTTAAATCTTTATATGCTACTATCTTCCTATTCTTTTTTATTACCTCACCAAAATGTAAGCTAACAAAAATATATAGATCGGGTTTTTGATGTCGGCTAGTATCAGCTACAGAAGCGTCGTGAATCCGTTTCGGGTTTTCGTTGGTTTCACAAGGGGGAACGGTTCTACGTTTAGTTTTAACTTCTGCTCTCCTACCATCTAATAAAATTAAATCGTGATTAAATTTTTGTGTGCCTTCATCATTACTCATAATATCAGCCCCAAGATAACTAGCTACCGCTTCTTCTCCGAGGTATCCTGCGACATTCCCTTGCCCACGTATTATTGAGTTATTTATGGCTCCTAAAGCATCTGCTTTTTGTCTAGCCCTAGTTATCATTTCTGGTGTATGCGGTATTATTATCAATTTATTTTCTCCTTAACATGCGCCAAAGTAATCATTTAGTACGGAGGGTTGTTCTTCTTCATCCCATTCAAATAGGGGGGTATTTTCTCCTACATATGCGGGTTCTGTATTAAAGGTGAAGAAGTCTAGGGCATCTTCGTAGGTCCAGTCATTATCTTCCATAAGCTGCTGAATACATTTATCGCTGGAGTATAGGAGAACGGATTTTCCATCGCGGTTCCCTATACCTTTAATTGCCCGGTCATACCCATCTGCGGTTAAAGCATCCGGGTTTAGTTCTAGTATCTGATCTATAATACCCAACTTATTTCCTTTCCTGTTTATCTAAAACAATATCTTTGAGATGACTTATCGGGATTAATTCATTCTTAGATATATAATGATTTATAATTCCATAACCAAAATCTTTTGTGGGCGCCTTCAGTATTTTATCTTTATACTCCCACCCAAGAAGTTCTGCTTCATCCGTCTCATCGGTATATTTTGCAAGTACATACACATCTGAAACAACTTTACCAACCTCAACTAAAAGATTAAATGCTTTTCTAGCGGTCTTAACATCTATATTCCCTAAAACACTTGGAAAATCTCTACCACCATCACCTTCAGGTCTAAGTTTATTATCCATAGGTATCCCAAATTCCTCAGCAAATTTAGCTTCGCCCTTTAAACCTAGATACTCATAGTTCTTACTTAAAGGTCTGCTAGATTTGTGGTTTTTATGTAGGTTCTCTCTTTGTACCGCTATTTTTTTCAGGTCTATTATATTATTATTCATTTTCCGGGTCCGTTCCTTTCCATATAATGGATGGGGAAACTCATCCATTATATGTATTAGGTTATTCGATTCTAAAAAGCTTACACCTTAACATGCTTCTTATGGCATCGGAGGGGGGCAGCTAACCCATCGGGGATTGGAACCCTCCACTCCTCTACTTTAGGTCTTGAGGCATGTAGAAACTTCTTTTTATCGAACTTGTTGTACTCTTTTTCCAGAGCATCTGCAAATGCGAATGGCAACCATTCACTGCTCCGACCTCCTGCTATCTCTTCTCTTATAATAGATGCTATTAAATCACTATCTTGGCTTGTTATGGTCATATCTGACCTCCTTAATTTGTATTAGGTGTACTATGTTAACATGTTTGTCAAGTAAAAGAAAGGATTGCGGTTTAAACACTTACTTAGCATATTCTAAGGCTTTGGTAAATGCCCTAGCTTTTGTTTTTGCCCTTTCCCCGAATAATGCCGTAGAGGAAGCGGGAGCATCGTTCTCCCCATTGTGTCCCCTTCGGTAGTCTTCTGCTTCTACAACGGAGTTATAGACTGCCCAAGGAGTATTTGCAAAGTGACTATACTCTTGATTGAAAACATCCAATCTTTCATAAGCTACATTTTTAACTGCATCTTTGCGTTGCCGCCGCTTGTCGTATTCCTCCAGTTCATCTTTTCGATGAGCTAAAATTCTAGTCCAAGCATTAGCATCAACATCATCAGCTCTTACCCCATCGGATAATTTTAACCTTGCAGGTCTTGATGCGCTTTTATAAGCATAATTAATTATTGTATCAACTGATTTCTTTTCTAATACATTGTTAGTTAAAGAATTCATAGCGGTTACTACTTGTTCTTTAGTTTTTGCCATGTCTCTAAAAATATCCAAATAGAATTCTGTATCAGTTTGAATAGATTTATTATGTTTTAGATTAATAGATACTTTGGAACTTTGCATACCTGTTATTAAAGTATTCTGGCAAACTACTCTTACCGGAGTAAAAGCAATTGTTAATCCGCTTGTTCCATCTCTGGCATCAGTTACTAACCAGTATAAGTGATGATCTTCACCGGCTATCTTACTTTCACTAGCATCTAGGCTTAAGAATATCTTTTCGCCTTTACCTAATGCCCCAGCGGATTCTACCGGGAAGTTTTCAGAAATCGGGTCAATCATTCTTCCTAAATCTCTGGCTTGAATGGGAGTCCATTGCCTGCCAACCGTAGCAAGCACTTCATAGTTATTGTTGGTGCTGGTTGGTTCCCTAACAACTGCATAACTATCAGTAGCTAGTTCAGTGCCATCTTCAAGTCGTACAACCTGTGGGTGTTTTTCAATACCAAACATCATATCAGCCATTTCCATAGCTTGTGTAGCTGTTAGCTTAACATCTTCGCCAAAAACTGTGCCTAGTTTATGCCAAGCTGGTCTGCGTGTAACGAATCTTTCGTCATAAAGGTTATGTACCATTTTTCTCTCCTTTGTTTTTGTATATGTATTACATTAACACATATGTCAAGTAAAGGAAAGCGTTATTGGGTTTGTCCAAAGTAAGAATAGTTAAGTTTTGTATATTTTTCCCATTCAGGATCATCCGGAACATCTTCTTCAGCAAATATAGCCATTACTGGGCATACTGGCTCGCATGCAGCGCAGTCAATACATTCTTCGGGGTCAATTAACATCATTTTATGTTCTTCAGCTTCGTATATGCAGTCCACTGGGCACACATCTAGGCATGCTCTATCAAGTACATCAACGCAAGGCGCTCCAATAATATAAGTCATAACTTTATTATACTATTTCAGAACATAAAACAAAGACCTTACGACTGAAGAGAACACAAAAACTCCAGCGCGTAAGGCCTAGCAAAACTAATGAGGAGAGTTTTTCGACATCTCCGGGTCGTTTAGAAACCTTATCTCGTAAAGTTTCTAGTAGGAAAGAAATTAAATGATTAAATGTCTTTAACCTTATATAAATTTACACCAATAAAAGAATTAGTGCAAGTATGCTATAGCTTATTTACTATCTTTTTTCTTAGGAGTTGGGGAAACATTGTAAAAACTATTTATATAAGTGTAATTACCTTCAAATTTAAAGTCGGGGTAATAACCATTTAACTTATTATAGTAAAAGAGCTGTACAAAAGTAGAGTTATCTTTACATCCATTACAAATACTGGTTGAGTGTTTCCCGCCGTCAATCGGTTCTTCTCCGCAGCAGGTAGATACTAAAATTGTTGGGTCGTTTTCTTCATAATACTTCATAATATATATATATATTATAGCACATCCAGTGGTATAATAATCTAATGGGGGAAGATAATATGCCTAAAAACACACGACATATAAAAGCAATAGAAGATAAGCTACACTTTAATTTCCCAGAAAACTGGTGGGGTGTATTAGCTTCTGAGCTAAAAAACTTATTTGGAGATGACACCTTAAATTTTAAAATCCGAACGGATAGTTTTCTTGCAAAGAATGGACATAACCCCCCATTTAATGCATGGGCAGTTACTATCGGGGATATAATCCATATAACTAAAAGCTTTGGATGGCGGGCGGATTGGAGAGATATATTTACCGAGGATAGTGCTAATTTAAAAACTATTTTTTCAGTTATTGCTCACGAAGCATATCATGTTAAAGATCAAAAGAGGGTTGGATTTTGGAAGTGGATGATTAAATACTCACTTCTAAGGCCTTTTTATACAGCGAAAAGCCATCCAATGGAGAAACCGGCCTATAAATTGGCAGAAGATATGAAACACGCAATAGCCCCTAAACTTTAATATGTCAGCACCCTTTCAAAATATACCGGAAGAATATATATTAGAATTAAGGCAATTAATGAGGGAATCTGACCTTCCTTATGTGGAAATTGAGATAAAGAACGAAAATTTAAAATCGCCGTTAACAAAGATTACAACTAAAATAGAAGCTGTAATTAACAGCGTTATTGCGGATATACTTCTGGCGAAAATGGAAGAAGGAATTTATCTTTTAAATGCGTTAGAATTAAATGTGGATAATTTATTTGTTTTAGCATCATACCTGCGCCTGAAACATGAGGAAAATAAAATAAGTAAATTCTTAAATAAAGTAATGCAAAATAAAGAGAATAAACAAACACCAATCCCTAAAATTTTTGAGGACGCGTTTGATAACGAATTGGAGAAAGAAAATGAGTAATTATGGTAATCGAAAAGTGTATTTACCAAAGATAGGTATGGGAGTATGTAAAAATTCTAAACCTTACCTTACTAAGTCAGGACGTCCCGGCACAAAACTTTGCCCGAATACAAATGTAGAACTTGGAAATGGATACTGTGTTACTTGTTGGGATATAAAATCAAGCAGGAAAATTATTGTTTAATATTAAATCCACTAAAATAGCTAGTATTACAATTATAACATCTCTTGTTATTAGCTCTCTTATCGGTAGTAGCGATACTTATTCTTCTCTCTGTGTGGTCTAACGAGTTCCCAGAACCACTTATCAGGCTACTAATATCTTTTATAATTTTAGATGTACTGGGAACGATCTCTCTACCTTTGTTAAGTCGGTTAAAGTAACTTACTTATCGTATAAAGTTAAAAAAACCGGCGCATTATCTTCGGTATAATTCTTTAGAATTGTAGAATTGAAATACTCTACAGCTTTTCCGTATAATTCTTGCTCAAATTCTTCTTCATACATATCCTGCATATATCTAAAGTCCTCTATTAATACCTCGATACATCGCTCTTTATCATATGCAGCTACAGGGTGATTATTGTATCTATAACAAATACCTATAAAAGCATCCTCAAATCCAGAAGCTAGAACAGCGTTCTCATTAAAACCAGAAATCCATCGTTTTACCGAGTCCATATCAATAATTTAAATCCTTAAATCG